TTACAAAAGCGTTGCTCTACTGCATGAATTAGATTTAATTCGCGTTTGTATGTATCTGTGGTTTCTATTTGGTAACCGAGGCCACTACCGAATTTGTACACATTCTCCATGAGTCCGAACATATAGTCGCGGAATAGTCCGGGTAGGCCGGCGGTCATAAGCCTATGTATATCAAGCGGTTCGTTTGCTAGCTTGAATGGTATAGATATACCAAACTTTTTCCAATCATGCTTACCTTTATACTCGACAAAGTTGTATGCAATAACCTCGACACCATAACCAAGTTTTGTAATGACATCACAAATACATGCTAGCGTGGCTCCAAGTCTTGCAAAATCTTTCTCCTTGTGACCACATGCTATGGCCATGTTCATACCAATACGAACATTTGCACGCTTGGATTTGCGAAGTGTAGTTTCCCAATATTGGTCGCTACCACCCATTAATCTAGACATACTTAAGTCGTCGCCGTCATCCCTACGAACTCGCTTACGTTTGCATGATAAACCCATACCGGCGAACTTAGAAACGTCGAGTCTATTGTCTATGCTAGCACGAAGTTTTTGGTAAGTTCGCATCATAGCATCTGATGTTCTGCCGACCATCATAGCGCGTTGTAAATTCTCGCGCCCTACAACATGTTTGCCGTACTGCCATGAGGTTTGACGCTCATAAGTATATAAATCATTCTCGTCAATAATGTCGAGCATGGTTTTGACGTTTGGAATTTCAACAACTGCATGTTTACCCTCGTATTGGTCGTCAATAATTTTTGGTTCTAGAATTTGCATACTCATATTACTTACCCTCTCTAAGTATTTCGGTTATGTTTACTTTTTTCTTTTCCTCTTTTGTCCACCCGGTAGTTACAATATCGAGGAACTGCTTGTTTGACTTACCGGCTAGTCGCCATGTTTGGCCGTCGAGAAACAACCTCGTACTAATAGTACGTCTGACATGCTCGCTCTTGCATTTGTCTCGAAGATTCCAGAGTACATTTGCCATGTCGTCAAAATCTCCGGCTAGAGCGCGCTCTACATTCTTGTCGTAATCGACATGAACTTTGACCGCTTGCAATCTGTCTAGCGTTGCTAGGTCAAGCTGACCTCTGCCGGCAAATTCGAAGTCGTTACCATCGCCCCATGTATTACTCGCTACTGCGACATGAAAGTCGTCATGTTTCTTGGCTACCGGATTGTCTTTGTCGTTTGGAGTTGCTAGCACACCTTGGTTGTCGAAGACACTATTGAATACTAGGCCACAATTAGCATCGAAGCCGTCAAATTCGTCTAGACATAGGAATGAACCATTCCTAAACGCTCTAGCAACTGAGCCGTCAATAAATGTGCCGTCAAACGTCATTCTGCCGGTCATGTGTGATTCGGTCACTCCGGCGCTACCCTTGAGATATTCGTAGTTATCTGTGTCGGTACTAAAGCCTAGAGCATCAGCACATTGTTCGATGAGAAATGATTTGCCGGTTCCACTTGGGCCACACAACCACACTCTCTTGAAATGCTTTAAGCATTCTAGAACGAATGGAAACTGCTTATGTTTGAGGCCGTCGGTCTTCTTAACCTCGACGTCGTTAATTTTGACGTACACCGGGTTCTGTAATTCCTTTAGTTTGTCGTCGATTAACTGATTCATCTTGGTCGTTTCCTCGGCAACACCTTGAATAAAAGTATCTCTGATACTCTCGGTTCGCTTGTAAATGTCGTCACCAAGTTTCTCTGCTACCTTGTCGGCTAGCATATCCTCTAGGCTCCCACTCGGCGCCGTCTGCGGTTGTGGTGTCGGTGTTGATGGTGGTGGCGGTGTTGACTCTCCCGGCGGTGTTGGTATCTTGTCGTCGGTTAAGAATGCAATAAGTTCGTGTTGCTTAGCTGATTGCACCCAAGAACTAGCCTTGTTAAGTTGGCGACACTTAGTGATAGCTAGTGTTTTGATTCTGCTATGTTTCATCGAACTAAGTTCGGTTGTGGTATAGTTACCCATTTATAATCTCCTTGCCGACTCTCTCGGCGGTTTTGGTTGTTGGTTGTATTGTTTTATTATTTCTAGCATAGTCATTACATTCCTATGCTAGAAATAATATTAAAGGCCTCTCGTCCAGAGTTCTATCAACGCGAAGAGTAATCCTAGTGACATCCACGCTATAAGTATTTTTAAGCCTTGTGTATTATTCTCGATTAATAGCCATTCTACAAAGTCCATAAATTGACCTATAGCATCAGCCATTGTGTCTATTACTTGATTAAATACCCTCATTATTTACCCCATCCGCTTTTATCTTTTGTATCGACGACAACAATAGCATAGCCTTGGTATAATTCGGCTACCGCTTTTATGTGTCTAGTGGTAGTCTGTGAGTACCATTTATGCGCCTTAATTGTCTTCGATTTGTGGTCTATTATCGCTACATCGGTTTCGTATGATGTTATTACATCATTCTGAACTTTTAGGTTGGGAATTACATTCCCATTGTGGTTTTTTATGTTGTTTATCATAGGGTGTTTACTCCATTTGTGACGGCTATGGTTTTGGGTGTTCTTGCCATTACACTCTATGCCGTCGTTATAGGGTGTTCTAGCACAAATTTTAGGCTAGGACTCTTAGGTGAGTAGGTACTCTCCCTCTTCGCGCTGACGTGGGAGAGATTACTGCGCGACCTCTCGACCGCCTAGCCTTAGGTTTTTTCTCGGTCTATGCCGAGGGTATAGAAGCCTAGCTAGGAATCGAACCTAGCTATCCCAAAGGGATAGAACCGCTCTAGGCTTTGACCGGCTTTGCCGGTGTATTAGAACGCGCTGTGTTTATATAAACGCGTCCGGTGGTAATTGGCCGTTCTCGTCGAGTAACGCCTTGAGTCCGTCGTCGGCAAGCATCCACGCTTGTTCGCGGTCTTCGCGCTCACGCCTAAGTGCGTACTTGCTCGTAGGAAAGTCAGCACGAAACTCTTCGTCGTATGCTAGAAGAGCTTGCTCTTCGCGGGGTGTGGGTGTGTCTATATTCGCGTGTGTGTCTGCGTTCTGGGTGTTTGGGTTTGTGTTTATGATTGTTAGCATGATTGTCTCCATTCTACGCGTAAGGTGTCATCCTACGCGTTGTTAGTTAGTTGAAATCCGACTGAATCTGTCCGTCGGCGACCCTCAAATTTAACCATAAAAACCTAGCGAAACCTAGCAAAACTTGTATAACCGACGGCTATAGGGTGCAAACATAGCTAAGAATCGAGAGAAAACCGGCCAAGATATAGAGGTTCGCGCGTTTACCGACGACAGACCGAACACGAAACGCGAAGTCAACGCGAAACGCGTAGAGCAACCGGGAATTGACCGGGGTGTGCATACGTATAGAACGTCCCATCCATTTTTTGCACAGTTTTTTAGTATCTAAAAACATGTTTATTTGCACAGAGTGTAGCTATGGAGTAGTCTGGGAGTAGTTAGGGAGTAGATTTTTATATCTAACAATATTAATACTTATATAGCCAAGCCATAGCCTTGCCATATTTTATAAATGGCTTTGCCATAGCTTTGCTATAGCTTAGCTATAGCCTTGCCATACATATAGAAGTAGAAGTAGAAGTATATATTAATATATTATATATATAAACCTTAGGTTTATAAACCTCAGGTTGCGAAATCAACCATTTTTTTCTTTTATCTAGTGTAACATTATCGTTATATTTCAATCGGGGCAAAAAATTATTTTTTAACCAAAACAGGAGCGTATAATGGCTTACGAAGCAAAAGACAATACTTTCACTATGTTTGATAACGATAATAAAACAAGTGAAAACCAACCAGACTTTACAGGTCAGGGCAAAATCGGCGGAAAAGAAGTAAAAATTGCCGGTTGGAAGAAAACATCTGCTAATGGTAAGGACTATATATCTTACAAAGTAGAAGAAAAAGGAGCTTATATTGGCTAAACGCCTTAGAAAGCGTAAAAATAAAAGCGCTGCATGGACTAGAAAAGAAGGTCAGAACCCTAAGGGCGGTTTAAACGCTAAAGGGCGAGCTAGCTACAAGGCTCAAACTGGCGGAACTCTTAAAGCACCTGTAAAATCAGGTGCAAATCCTCGCAGAGTCTCTTTTGCAGCGCGTTTTGCCGGCATGAAAGGCCCAATGAAAGATTCTAAAGGTAGACCAACAAGAAAAGCACTAGCATTAAAAGCTTGGGGCTTTGGTTCTGTTGAATCTGCTAGAAAATTTGCTAACAATAATAAGAAAAAGGGTTAATTATGCCAAAAGTAGGTAAAAAAAAGTTTCCATATACTAAAAAAGGAAAAGACGCCGCGAAAAAAATGGCTAAAAAGACCGGAAAAAGGGTAAAAAAGCGTGGCTACTAAGAAAAAACCGGGTTTATATGCCAATATTCATGCTAAACGCAAGAGAATTGCAGCAGGTAGCGGTGAAAAAATGAGAAAAGTCGGTGCAAAAGGTGCGCCGTCAAAGCAAGACTTTATAGATTCCGCAAAAACAGCTAAAAAACCAAAAAGATTACGAGCTAGAAAAGCTAGAAAAAAGTAATGAAGGTACAATGCCGAGGTAAGCAGTTTGATGTTTACACTCTGGAAGAAGCAAAGAAGTTAAAAATTGAACCCATTGATAATTGGAGAGAAGCTGAAGTTGGAGATTGGATATTAACTGCTGATAATAAAGTAATTCAATGCACAGGACGCAAGGTTAAAAACTTTGCAAACACAAAAAAGCCTTATATTTTTATTAGAACAGGCTATGGCGAGCGCGGATGCCATAAAAAACACTACTACGCGCAAAAACAACACGATTGGGATTTAGATAACAGGTATACAGGAGATTTAATCAAGGATGTTAGGCCGACTGCTAAGCAAAAGACATTCGTTGATTTTTTATTTCTGCATGGCGCAACAAATAAGCTTGGCATGTGGGATACAGAATCTGTTATTCTTGCTTACCAATCTGTTTATTCTGATAATAATCCGGAGCAAGCATTACGTCGCGGGCTTACTATTTTAAAAAGAAAGCATATTAGGGAGTACATATCTATGAACATGAGAGAAAAGCTAAGCGCATTAGGACTTGACGATGATTATGTTGCTGATAGATACAGAGATATTATCGAGAATACTGAAACTCCTGCTGCAACAAGATTAAACGCTTTAAATAGAGTTAGTGATATGCTTGGACATCTTACAAAAGAGAAAAAAGAAGAAAGCGTTGAAGGAGTATTCGCATTATCTGATGGCGACATTAAAAAATTATCAAGTGTACGAAAAACTATTGCGGAAACATCATATGGGCCAAAGCAAAGAAGTGAAAACAACGGGGTACATAAGTCAACCCCAGTCAGAAAGTAAAGATATAAATGTAAATGAATTAGCAATAATGAACATTAATAATATTTATTATGAGATTGATGGACATGTTGCAAAATTTATTTTAGCACTAATAGAAGATATTGACTCTTGTAATGAGCGCATTACGTTCTTAGAAAAAATAACAGGCCCAAATGGCGAGAGTTGAAAAAAAATTAAAATCTTTATCTGAAAAACAGAAAATGGAAATGCTCCGAGCTATGTATTTGGACATTTTTACATTTGCTGAAGTTTTATTTGGAGATAAAGAAAATTCTATGCACTATCATGTGCGTTCTAAATCGCCCGAATTTCATCGCGAAATAGCAAAGACCTTAATAGGTATGGCCGCAGGCGATAAACTAGCCGTAGTGGCGCCAAGAGACCACGCAAAATCAACATTTATTAATCTTATCTACCCTTTACATAGGATATTATTTGGAGAAGAGCGTTTTCTACTACTTATTTCTGAGTCCGAGATGCAGTCTAAGTATAATTTGGAAGCAATAGGAAATGAAATAGAATTCAATCCTAAAATAAAATATTTTTTTGGAGACAGAAAAGGCGCCGTATGGGGTAAGGAAGAAAAAGAGGTTATCGGAGGGTTTGATGAAAGTGGCAATGCAAATGTAATGTGTAAGTGTTTAATTCGCGGTACTGGTCAAAAAGTTCGTGGATTGAAGTATGGTGCATATAGACCTACACTTACAATTATTGATGACGGAGAAGGTGAGGCAAATAGCACTACCCCTACAGCTAGAGATAAGTTTAGGCGTTGGTTAAATGGTGCAGTAATACCGGGTTCTGGAGATGCTAAACTTGTATTTATAGGCACTATTGTAGATACTTCTGCTTACCTTAATCGGATAGCAGGGCCATTGGCCTATGATAAGAATGGTAATTATAAGGTCAAGGGTTGGAAGTCGTTGTTCTTTCAAGCAATACCGCAAGATACTCCAAAAGGTAGATTTGTTACATCTGGAAATGAGATAAAAGATAAAGATGGAGTAGTTAAGGTATTGTGGCCAGATAGGCGACCATACGAGTGGTTGATAGCAGAAAGAGATAGATTAAAGTCTGAAGGAGATATTGCATATTTTTATCAAGAATATCAAAATATACCTGTTGATGATAGCTTTAGAATATTTAAAGAAAAAGATATGCGCTATTGGGATGGTAGATATATATACGAAGAAGGTCAAAGTTTTATATTTAGGACAGATGAAGATAGGCGAATAAAATTACCTGTAAATATATTTCTTGGAGTAGACCCTGCATCAAGTGAAAATGTAAAAGCTGACTATACTGTAATTATGGTTATTGCAGTAGATAAAGAATATAATATCTATGTTGTAGATTATTTTAGGGGGCAAGTAGCTCCTATGGACGGCGCGGATAAATTATTTGAGCTAGCAGACCAATATCATCCTAGAGATATTAAGATTGAGGAAACAGGTCATGTCATGCTAGCAGATTATGTTAGAAGACATTCTAAGCTTACAGGTAGATTCTATAATATAAACACTAGAAAAGCAATTAAGGCAAAATATTACAGAATTAAACAAATGCAACCTCACTTCGCATCGCATTCTGTATTTTTAAAAGATAGCCATGAAGAGTTAGAATCGGAACTTTTAAACTTTAAAGAACATGGTACATTTAAAAAAGATACATTAGATGCTTTAAGGTGGGCGATTGATGATATATGGGCGCCAGATGTAGAGCAAAACGAACATGGCGAATGGATGTCTCCGCCTCCTATTGTAGAGGTAGATTGGGAAACCGGTCAAAACTTTAGCGTTTCTGATTTTTACGAAGCATAATGGGTAACTTTGATATTGATTTAGACTTTGGTCAAGTCTATGAACAAAAAATAAAAGACCTTTTTGAAGGAGATGGCTCAATAGAAGTCAAAACAGAAAGAGATATTTGGGCAGACACAGGCAATATGGCAATAGAAATACGCTCTAGAGGAAAACCTTCTGGTATATCTATTACAGAAGCAAAATGGTGGGTTCATAATTTTACGATTGATGGAGATATTAAATTTTCAATGTTGTTTAAAGTTGACAAATTGCGTAAGGCAGTTAAGTATATGTATTTAAATGAGTTAGCTAGCATGATAAAAGGTGGAGATAATAATACTAGCGATTTAATATTGGCCCCAATAAGCACTCTAATTTTATTAAACAAAAAATTTTGAAATTAGTGTAACATTTTTGTAACATAATCCCAAACATATGTTAAATCTAGCGAAGTTAGAAACTAAAAAAATTACAGCGGAAGAAGTTCGCTCAGACTATTTGCATTTTGAGAGTAGTTCTAGTGAGTATCGTTATCAAATGGCTGAAGACCATGAGTTTTACCTTGGAAGTCAATTAACTAAATCACAGAAAAACTACTTGCTCAGCGTGGGTCAACCCCCGGAAGCTAATAATAAAATACGCCCTGCCGTTGAGCAAGTATTGGCGAATATAGCAGCATCTGCTCCGGAATGGGATGTTCACTCTGTTGGAAAAACAGACAATGATGTAGCGTATATATTTGACCAATTACTTGATAAAATATGGTACGATTCTGATGGAGATGTTCATTTTAGGCAGGCATGTAAAGATTTTATTGTTAAAGGTATTGCTTGTATGTATATATATCCAGACTATAAAGCAGACGGAGGGTTGGGAAGTATAAAAGCTAAGCGTATGCCACCAGAGTCAATATTTGTTGACCCTAATTCTTCTTTGCCTGACTTTGGAGATGCTAGCGCAATAATATATTCTGATATACACACAAAAGAACATTTAAAAATATTATTTCCTCAGTATGAAAAAGAGATAGAAGAAGCAAAAGACGATGATGATAGAAATGAAAAAACTTCTGGTAAATACTCTAGAGATAATATAGATACCGCAGGTACTCAAGCTTTAGACCATCAAGGTCGTGTTAGAAAGTATTGTTACTTTACTAAAGTAAACATTCCTCATGCTTTAATTCTAGATACGAATACAGGTAAAAGTCAGTTATATAACAAAGATGAGTATAAGGAACTTATTAAAGATAAGCAGTATGAAGATTTTTTAAAGCAAGGAATTATTACAGAGCAAATAGCTTATGTTACGAGAGTAAGAGAAGTATTTGTTGTGGGAGATAAAGTTTTATATGACGAAATACTTCCTATTTCAGAATATCCGATTGCAGTAGCTTGTAATGAGCATGCAGGTAATCCTTTTCCTAGTGGAGATGTTAGACATGCAAAAACTCCTCAGAGAATGTTAAACAGAACAGAAGCATTACTTATTTCACATACCAATGCTACTACAAACTTTAAACTTTTATATGAAGACGGCGCGATTGACGCTAGTGAGATTCAAAAATGGCATATTCCCAATGCTATCATTCGTGCTAATCCCGGTGCGCTTGCCTCTGGTAAAATAAAAGAATTTAGCCCACCTGCGGTTTCTTCTGCTTTGTATAGCGAAAAAGCTAGGTATGAAGTTGACATAGAAACAGTTTTTGGTGCATACAAGTTTCTTCAAGGTAACTCTCAAGGCGCACCGGGTACTGTTGGAGAAGCGCAAATAATGGATGAATCTAGTTCTAGAAAACAAAATTGGAAGATATTACCAATATATGACATGCTTACTCGCTCTGCAAAAGTAATTACAGAGTGGATGCCAAATGTTTATGACCAACAAAGAACATTAAGAATAGTAAGTCCGGAAGGTACAGAGAGTGAAGTGCAGTTAAATATTCCCGTTGTAGATGATAAAACAGGAGCTGTAAAAAGATTATACGATATGACTACTGCTCAATTTGATGTAAGAGTAGTAGTTGGGTCTACAAGGTCTAAGTCTCCAATGGCAGAATTGCAAAAAGACTTAACCTTGCTTAATGCAGGTATTTATGATAAAACGCAAGTTATTATGAATATGAAAGGCGACATAGATAAAGCAAGCCTTATGCAAAGAATGGGAGAGATACAAAATTTGCAAGCGCAGTTACAACAAGCGCAAGAACAACTTAAGAGAATGCAGGGTGACTTGCAGACTCGCGAACGCGAAGTGTTCCATGCTAATATGCGTGCAGAAATTAGTGAAGCTACCAAACCTGTTTCAGAAGCGGTTAGCAACATTAAATCTAACGCTAAGCTAGAACAAGCTCGACAAAGAGATAGGACTCGCATGGTCAGCGAAGACCTATCTGTCGCAAAACAAGCGGTTAACTCAGAAACCAAAGCTCCACTAGCATAGTGGATAACTTTAAAGGAGCATCGTAATGACAAATGAAGACCAGAATAATCAGGCAGAAGTAATGAATGAAGATAACCTGTTAGCTGAATTAGAACAATTCAACTCAGGCTCTTTGCCCGAAGTAGAAGAACCTCAAGCGCAGGAAGAACCTGTTGAGGAAGAAACTACTGAAGAAATTCAAGAAACTGAATCTGATGAGAAAGTAGATAAAGAACCAGAAACTAAATCCGAGATTGAGCAATGGTTAATTGAGAATAAGTTTAAGAATGATGAGCAAGGTGTTCAGAAACTTGCTGAAGCTTACAAACAACTCCAGTCAAAATCAGATAAGGAAAAAAATGAATGGAACTCTCAAAAAGAGAAATTTGATAAGCTAGCACAGTTAGATGATTATCTAGCCCAAAATCCTGATGTAGTTCAAAAACTCACCGAATCAGTACAAGAAAAACAACAGGACTTAAACGCGCCTCCAGTTAAGCCAGAAGATTATGATATTCTCGATGAGAGCATTGATAACTCTAGCTCCGCACAATGGCGGAAACAACACGACGAGTGGCTTATTCGTCAAGGTGCTGTTCAAGCTATGCAAGAGGTTGAAAAGTTGAAGTCAGAGCTAAGTGAGTCTCAGGCATTTGACGCTGAAACCATAGAGTTGCAGAAAATGGGGTTAAGTGATACAGATATTGTTGAATATAGACAATTTATTGCTGACCCAAATAATGTAACGCAGGAGAACTTGGTTAAAATTTGGCAAACTTTATCTAATGGGTATAATTCTAAACCAGAAGAAAATGTAGAAACTGCTCCAAAGGTAAAAAACAAGCAAAATAGTGCAGCTTCCGTAAGTGGGAGTGCGCCTGCTGTAGTTGAACCAGAGGAAAAAGCCTTAGATGACTTTTGGAAAGGAATTATGAAATATAATAATAACACATGATATTATAACCTTTAGATGGGTTGTAATATTGTAACATAAAGGAGTAGCCTCATGGCAAATACTACTTATGGTACTGGGTCAGCAGTTCAATTTTCAAGTGGCGAACAAAGACAAGTTCTTGAATTGGGCGATAAAATCCATTACTACAACCCCAATGTTACTCCCATTTTCTCTCTGTTCGGAATGCAGTCAGTATTGACTCCAGTTCCTATCTTTGAGTGGATGGAAGACGAGTACATGATTAAAAAAAGTGAAAAGTTCAACTTTAAAAGCGCTAATGTAGCTGATACAGCAACAGGCGGAGCAAACGGAGCTAAGTCAATACTTATAGCTGACCGCCAAGCTCAAATGGAAATGTTTGAAGTTGGTGCAATCTATAAAGCTACTGCTTCTGGCGGTAGTGCAGCTCTTGAAGCTGATGTTACCCATCTAATTTGTATTGCGGTCGGAAAACAAGTAGACCATGCTAGTGCAAATGATAGAATGGTTCAGTTTCTTGGTGCGCATGCTCATACTAGCTTAGATGCTTACAATGTTGAAGCTTCTTCTCAGACCTTAAAAACTGCTGACGCTTCAGGTATTCTTACTTTAGAATATGTTGCAAACGCAGGCTTATTCTATGATAATGCTGTGGCGACTGCTTTTAGTGGCGCTAATATCTTTGGTAATGTCACTTTATCTGGTATTGCTGATGCTGATTACTTTATTCGTGAAAATGGTATTAGTGGAATAGCTGAAGGTGCTGCTGTTGGTTCTGAAACTCGCAAAAAAGTTCGTAGGTTGAAAAACTGTACGCAAATTTTTCGTGAGCCATACACAATCACAAATACTGCAAAAGCATCTAAGAACTATGGTGGTTCTGAACTTGAAAGATTGCAAGCTAGAAAGCTAGCTAAAATCAAAGGTGATATTGAGTGGTCTATTTTAACAAATGGCGCAATTTCACTTGATGCTAGCTCAGAAAATCCAAAAAGAAAATTTCAAGGTTTAGGCCTTGGAAGTGCTGATGGTTCTATTGTTTCTTTAAACGGATTCAATGACACTAATTGTCAATGGGACTATAGTGCAGGATTAAATAATCTTGATGGAGTAGTTGAGCATGTATTTTCAGATATGATTTCTGGAGGTATGAAAAAGACTGTCTTCGCATCTAACAAGTGGATGGTTCAGCTTGCTGCTGCAACCAGAGCTTCTGATACTGGATTCTACGATACAGGAGAAACAACTGCGTCAGGCTTAAGAGTTCGCTCTTATGTTGCGCCTGTTGGACAACTTGATTTCGTTGCTCATCCATATCTTAAAGGTGCATACGAAGATTATGCTGTAGCGATTGACCCTGCGAACTTCTCAGTTCGTCCATTGGCAGGTCGCGACATGCAACTTCGTTCTGACATCGTTAAGGATGGCCGTGATGGTCAAACTGACGAATGGCTAATGGAAGTCGGTGTTGAGATGAGAAATGAACAAACACACGCTATACTTAAGCTTGTTTAATCAGTAACTAATCGCTTGGGGGTAGGTAACTGCCCCCAAGTATTGTTATGCACAATACAACATACGGAACAGGAGCAACAAACTTTACAGATGGTTCTAGCAGGCTTGTTAGAACAATATCTAAAAAGTCAAGAGTTCGCAAGAAGTATAAAAAAAGGAAAAAGAAATAATGCGTTATCAAGAAGCATATGAATTAATAGATGTAGGGATAATAGCAAGCGGTATTGAAATACCAATTACAGAATCTTTAAAAAGTATTTATTTTGATAAAGCAATAGAGCAAATCGCTATGCGTTCTGTACAGAAAAAAAACATAGAAGAGTTTGCAGTTAGTGGAAAAGAATATATTTTTACAAACGAAGATTATTCTGGACAAGTTTATAAGGTTGAATTAGACCAAAAAGATGTTCCTTTTGTAGATGAGTCAGCAGTTATTTCTAATTCAGAAGATGATGATGTTTCTCATATAGGTTATTTTTTAAAAACTGACAATTCTAAAACAGGCGTAATTACAAATGTTAGTCAAGCATCAAATGCGATAATAACAAGCGCGGGTCACGGACTTACAACTAACGATTTTGTTATAATAAGCGAAGTAAATGGAGCTACTGAAGTTTATAGTGATGATGATATTGTAAATGGAAGAAGGGGAGTAGTTCATGTTGCTAGTGTTGACACTTTTACATTGTCTCCGGAAATAAATACATCTGGAGGTTACGCATATCAAAACGGCGGAGTATTTGAGCTTGATAATAAAAAAATACATTTAACTAAAAATCCTAGTAGCGGAACTACCTTAAAAGTTTATTACTACGCTAAGCCACTTCGTAAAAAAAATGTAAGAAGTAGAATTGATTTACCTGACCAATTAATTCCTGCTGCTGTGCATACAACACTAGGTCATTTTGTAAATCTTGGAGGAAATCTTCAAGTTGGTAGCGGGCATATGGGTTTAGCAAAAAAAATAGAACAAGAATATATTGAAACATCTAGAGCAAAAGAACCTATGCCTCATTTAATACCAAATCCTATGCAATCTTTTGTTACTACTAGAAATGGTTCAATAGGTAATTTAACAGGAGCTGATGATTAATGGCTAGTTTTAGAATTAGAATAGAAGATATTATAGGTAGTGTACCAAGTTTAGGTAGCGATAATTCTAGCGCAACTGACCAAGCAGTTACCGATGCTCTTACTGATACTGCGGCAGAAATATTTAACATGTTACCGGATGATGTTTTATTACCATTTGCAGTAGCAACAAGTGAAGTTGCAACTAATCCTGTAATTGACGATATTGAAAAAATAAGAATACTTGAAGTAGAGCGCAAAAATGGTGACGATGCTCAAACAAGTAGATATATTTCATGTAAATATGTTCCATTTAATTTAAAATCTAAAGTAATACACCCAGAAAGCATATATTTTGCAACAAAAGAAAGTCCAGTATGGTTAATTAAAAATAAAGATGTAGAAGTTTATCCTAGTCCAAGTGGCGGTACAACTTATGCCTCTAATCATGCTAGAGCGCATATAGTGTCTAATCCTACAGTTGTGCAAACAGATAGTAACATTTCTATTTTTCCAAATGAGTTAGAACATGTGGTAGTTTTAGGTGCATCTGCAAGACTAAAACAACGACAAATATCTTTTTTTAATGATGACGAAGATTCTGAGGTGGTTGCATTGCATCGCGCTCAATATCAAGAATTACAACAAAAATATCAAGACGCGCTAGCACCTTTTCTAGCACGAGGCGCAGATGGCTAAACAGGTCTATAAAATTGACCAGTTTCATGGTGGAATAAATAATAACGCAGACCCAAGAGATATACAAGGCAATGAACTAGTATCTGCTGAAGATATAATGGTAGACAATATAGGCCTTATTAGAACGGGGCCTAGTGTTGAAAGTCACGCTTCTAACACTCCATCAATAACGATTGATAATATAAGTGACAGAAGCGGAACTTCTTTATTTGCTTTTAGCCATGATTATAAATTAGCAGACAGAGTTGGAGATATTTTACAAAACGGCTCTTCTGATATGAATAGTGGTAGTATATGGGGAGGTTGGAGCGCTAGTAGTACTACATGGACGGCAAATTCTAGTTATTTTACATTTGTAGGGAGTACCGGTGGTTCAAATATAATTAGTCAAACAGCAGCTAATAGGACTGATGTTGGTATTAATTTAGCATATTATAAATTAAGTTATACTATTTCTAATTATAGTTATAGTTCTGGTTCTGCTGAAATACAATTATTATCAGGTGATAGTCAATTTGCTGCTGATGGAAGTCACGCAGGTGGGCAGGATGAAATTTATCTTCAAACTTCAAATGGAAACCATGAAATTATTTTTTTAGCAGATGATAGTGCTACTAGCAATCCATTTAGCATTCAAGGTTCTTCTGCTCAATTTAGTTTTAGACTAGACAATCTTAAGCTAGAATTATACGAACTACCATCTGGTCAGAAGTTAGATGATGGTGATGATTATTTAGCTTTATATTTAAATACGTCTTCTAGTAATTATGCATTTGCTATATACTCTTATTCTTCTGATATATGGTCATTTAGTAATAACTCACCAAAATTTGGAACTGTTAGTGGTTCAGCTAAGCCAGTTTTTTCATATGTTGATGGCGTTTTAAGAATTGTAGATAGTTTAAAAGGAACTCATGCTAATAAAATATGGTATTCATATATTGATAGATTAAGGTGGGGTACTACAAATGTTGCTTGCAGAAAGTGGATAAGTTGCGATTCTACTATACTTGCGCCTACAAATACAGAAATACCTATAATAGGTAGTGGCAGTACAACTAACCCAAATGAAGGTGAGTTTAAAATAGCTGTTGATAATAATTTTACTAGGGATATAGAGGAGTCAGGTAGCTGGAATCCAAATGGAACAACAGGAACTTCTGCAAGTTCCGGAAATATTTTAAGAAAACTTATTTCCGGTTCTAATGTATTTTCTCCTGATATGGTTGGACTTACTGTAAAACAAGGGTCTACCACTTCTGTAATAACTGGGTATGAAAGTGAATCAATCGTATATACTGAAAGTGGGACATGGGCAAATAGTACAGCATTTAAAGTATATGAAATATATGAAATTGGTTTTAGTTGGGTTTATGATGGCAATCAAGAAAGCTTAATACACAATAGAGATTCAGCGGTAAATGAAGGTAAAAGTAATTGGTCTTTTCAGATAGATAGGATTGGTTGTGGTTATAGTTGGGATACTCAAACAACTGCTAGAAAAACTGGAATGCATATGTATTACAAAAAAAAATCCGACAAAACAAATATCTGGTATCATATGGCAGAATTTGATTTTAATAAAGGATTTAAAAAATCTAACGAAAATGATTTTTCAAAAACATGGACACAAAGAACTCTTACTTCTGAATATCAAATATCAAATATTAGTTTTGATTCTCCTCCTTTATTTGAAACATATGAAACCAGAAATGGTTATAAAAATGATGTTTATTCATTGTTGGATTTTTCTGACCCTAATAATAATGGAGTAGGATATTCAGCGTCTATCATAGCTAATAGAGTCCATTACATTGCTAATGTAAGATATGAAGATAAAAATGGATTGACCAGAAACCATGATGACGCAATGTTTAAATCACTACCTAATAAATTTGATATATTTCCATTAGATAGGAAGATAGAGGTAAGTGTTCAAGATGGAGATAAAATAACTGCTTTGGCCTCATACGCAGATAGATTATTGCAATACAAAAAAAATAAAATGCATTTAATAAATATCTCTCAAGAAATAGAATTTTTAGAAGACACGTTTAAATTTAAAGGAGTAGAAAGTCAAGCTGCTGTATGTGAAACAGATTTTGGCATTGCATGGGTAAACTTATTTGGATGTTATTTATACGATGGTAAGGAAGTTTTTAACTTATTAGAACAACAAAGTGTTAAAAAAATATCTCAAGATAGTTGGAATAATGTTCAGCATAAACCAATGATAGCGTATTTACCTAAAGAAAGACAATTAATTATTGCTAAAGACCATAAAGGAGGAGATTTGGCGGGTGGTAATGGAGATGCTTGGATATATAACATGATAACTAAAAGTTGGGTAATACAAAAAGGTGAATTTATTGTTGGAGATGGAATTAGTGCTTCTAATTTTGTAATAGACCATAAAGGAGATATTGTATATACAATAAGTACCGGTACTATGAAAACATTATCAACTAATAGTTCTTTAAAAACTGGTATAAAAATAGTTACCCCAGACATTGATTTTGATGTTCCATCTATTAGAAAACGAGTTTATAAAGTAAGAATTTCATATAAAGGAGATGCTGATAATTTAGTAATTAAATATTCTGTTAATGGAGACACAAGCTCTCCATATGATTTTGAGGGAACGAATGTATCAACAGGCAAACCAGAAGGTTCAACTGCTACTAATAGTAAACCATTGCATGATAAAACAGATTTAACAGTTTGGCATCACGCAGAATTAAAACCAGATGTTTCATCTGAGGCAAATAATATATATAGTTTTCAGTTACATATGTCAGGAACAGCTGATAGCGATTTTGAAATAAATGATATATCAATAATATATAGAATTAAGACAGTTAAATAATGAGTATGACTAGACAAGAAAGAATTGCTTTGCATAAAAAACAAGAACGCTTACAAATAAAAAAGGGCGTTCCTGTTATATCAGAGCTTATTGAAGGTGTTCCTGTAATCAGAGAAACATCTGAAGGTCTGGTAGAGTATCATCGTAAGGGTTCAATATTATATAAAAAGGTATTAGATAAGGCATAGTTATGGCAACAATAGAAGAAATAATAGGTCTAGAAGGAGATTCTAGGCGTAGCTCTCAAGAAGTTCAAAGATTACTACAAGAAATTAGACAAGAAATGCAAGATGCTCAGCAAGCTGATAGGCAAACGCTTAAAAATATTGAGGCTACAGGTAAAACTGGTTTAAAAGCGTTAAAAACCAGAAAAGACTTTTTACTTGCAAAAAGAGCAATGCCGGAACTTTCTTTTAAAGATTTTTTGTTAAATGATAAAACATCAGCAGAATATATGCGACAAGGTGTAAAAAATATTGTAGATAAAACTCGTAAACCAATAACACTAAAAGAAACTCTTGGTTTTGATAAATATAGATTTCAAGGTAATCCCTTAGAAACAAAAAAAGAGTTTGATGAAAAAATGAAAATTGCTCCTATAAATACTATTCAAGAAGAAATGGTAAGTGACCAACCGCTAGAAAAATTAGAATATGCTGATTATGAAGACGCTGAATACATCCCAATGGCAAAGCCTAAACCGACTTTAGAAGAGATAATGCAAGGAGTAAAACCTCCTCAAACTATTTTTGAACAAAAAATGGATTTGCAAAACAATTTGTTAACTAAACCAACTAATAATCAAATATTTGAAGCTGAGGGAGTTTTGCCAGAAGGTGTAAATAGATTAAATGCTAGCACAGCTTCTCAGGCTCAAATTGACGAAGCTATGGCTGCTGCAAGCAGTAGAATGGGGAATACTAGCACAGCTGTCGATTCTGCTAGCACAGGCTCTAACGCATTAGGAACAGCAGGTACAGCATTAGGAGCAGTAAGCGCTTTAAAGGATTTAGGCACAAAAGGACTTACTCCTACTACAGCTTTAGATTCAATAGGAACGGGATTGCAATTAACAGGAGTAGGGGCTTTGCCGGGTACAATTTTAAAAGGAATAAGTAGTCTTATAAAAGGAACTACTAAATATAATTAAGGAATATTATTATGGCAAAATGGCATCCGGCATCAGGAAAATGGGGGCCTCTTGGAGAAACTCAGGGTTCTAAACAAGCTAGAAGAAACAAAAAAAGTATAGATGAAATGACAAGTACCCTTGAAAATAGGAGACCTCAAATAGGGCAGTTTTACTCTGAAATGGGCGATATAAACGAAAGAGTTAGGGAAAACAGAAGACTTACAGAGTTAGATAAATTTCTTAATTCTTCTTACGATATAAGACAAGAGTCAGATAGGCGAGTTGCTAGAACAAACTTTGCAACTATTACTGACGTTGAAGCTAAACGTAAAATGGATAGAATGAATACACAGAAAAAGCGTGCTGACGAAATGTTTGGACTACAATCAACTCTTGATGAGATAAAGTTAGGTAGAGAAGAAAAAAAAGAATTAAATACACTTGATGATTTAATTAATCAATTAAGAATTGAAAGAGGGAGGTATTAATTATGGCATATAGAGAACCAACATTTAATGCAAACATACTTACAGACCTTTTAAGTACATACTTAGACCAAAAGTCAAAAGAGAGAGAAAAATATTACAAAGCTGCTGAAAAAGCTAGCACGCCTAAATATCAAACTGTAGGTGGTAATATTGTTCAAATAAATAGAGATGGCTCTACTAAAACTATTTTTCAAGGTGAAAGAAAAGAGCCTAGGTTTGAAGATTTTCCATTGATGGATAAAGATGGTTTACCTACTGGAATTACAGCTAAAGCTAAATTCGTAGGCGGGAATTATAAAGAAGCCGGCCTGCCTGTTGGCTACAAAAAAGTAGGAGCAAAAACTCAAAGAGCGCCAGATGATAAAATAGGTGATTTAATAAAAGAAACTAGGTCTTTTTCTAGAGATAGAATAAAATCATTAAAAAGATTAAAAGAAGGTAGGTTAAGTCCAACAGACGCAATATACATTAAGCAAGGGTTGTTACCTGCAAAATGGTCTGAAGAACTAGAAGGCGAGTTAGATTATTATAATAAAGTCGTTGGAAATACAAGAAAATATTTACCAGAAGACAGCGCAGGAATTCCTACATATGAATTGTTTTTAGAAAAAAGTAAAAATATTTCTAAAGAAAAAAATAACACTTTTGAAGAAGTTGGTAGTTTTTGGAAAAAGGATAAATAATTATGTCTCAAGTAGAAAGATTATTTAATTATTTACAAGAAAACGATTCTAATCCATCTCAATTTGGTACTTTAGAACAATTTTCAGAAGAAGTAAAAAATCCTAACCAAGCAGAATTATTAAGACAATACCTTAATAATGAGCAGTTTGGCGACTCAACAATGTTTTATAATGAGCTAAATAAAAATTTTGCTCCAGAAATAGAAAGTTCTACACAAGAAAGCATTGAATCTCCATTAGAAGATATTCCTATATCTTTTAGCACAACTGAAGGCCCTAATGATATTTTACACAATGAATTAAATAATCCCGGTTCTAGCTTAGATACATTAGCGAGCATAGCAAGTCCTGATTATGAATCTAGTCAAAAAATTAGTAGTTCTGATTATGGCTTATTTCAAATTAATGATAAATATTGGTCAGATACTTCTAATCAACTTTTTAATAAAAGCATAGCAGACCAAAGTATTGAAGAAAATATTGGTATGGCTGCTTATATAGCTAAAAACGACCCAAGGGGATGGAATAACTGGGTAGCATACAATAAACAAAAACATAAAGAATTTGACGGCATTACGGACGAAGAAATAGTAAGTCAGTATGGAGTAGCTCCAGAAGTTATACAGTTAATAAACGAATCGTTTGATGACCCACAAACTGCAAAACAAGTTATGCTAGCAGAGTCTGGTGGTAAGCAAGACGCTATTAATGTTAACTACACACCGCAGTCAGAAGAAAATGAGGAAATACCTTCAAATATACAAAATCAAAGTCAGAGTATAATAAATCAAACACAACAAAGATTTCCGCAAATGGAAACAGCGCAACCAAGCTCTACTGATTTTGTAAGTGATGAAGAGCAAGCAATGTACCCTACATTTAAATTAGAAGGAACTAATATTGCACAAACATTAAAAAAAGCAACAGAATCATATTTATCATTAGAAAGTCCTAATTGGGAAACTGCGCCTTTTAAAGATTTAAAACCCGTTGCTCAATTTGGGGTAAATGTTTTAAGTCATTTAGCAGAAATACCCGGATTAGCTATTGATATACCTACTCAATTAGCAACAAACCCAGAAGAAACTCTTTATGGTTTAATATCTTTTTTTCCAGAAGAATTTAATAAACTACTTTTAGCATCTAATGTATACGATGTTACTAACCCTGTTGCCGGTTTATTTGGTTTAGATGTTTCTAGAGAAGAGCTTGCAAATATGAGAAAAAAAGCTCAAAAACATATATATGATACTGGCGGAGTATATACTTTTATGGCGGCTCATGGACTTACTAATCTTGGCGTTAAAACTAGAAAAATAGCTGAAAAAAACGCAGAATTTAGAGATGTAGTTAAAGATGCTAATGGCGAAACTCCTAGTAAGCCTCTTTCAAAAGAAGGCCAAAAAGCATCAGATGCTTTAAAAAAGAATCCAGAGCTAAATGAAAAAGCAAAACAAGCAGTAGGCGAACAATTAGAACTTGATTTAATTGAACCAAAAAAAGTAGAACAAATCTTAGAAAAAGCAGAAAAACAAACTAGCACAGAAATTAATTTAGATAGAGATGTTCCAAGTCAGGGAGTAGAAATTGGAGAACTAGGATTAGAAGGCAAGGTTGTATCCGTAAAAAGATTTTATGATAGAAAAAACAAAATTCATACAATACAAAAACTTGATAAAAATGGAAATCAAATTGGTGAGGCGCAATACGCTCCAAATGTTAAAGAAGCTCAAAAAACTGTTAATGAATTAAAAGTTGAGTATAATATAAAAAAAGGAGAAAAACAGACTAGCACAGAAGTTAATTTAGATAGAGATGTTCCAGATGTTATATTTGATAAAAAAAATAATGTTACAAAAGAATTAAAAAAAGTAGAAAAAAAAGTTAAAGAAATAACTGAAAAAGTTAAATCTGAAGATTCTAAAAAATCTTTAGAGCAAAAACAACAAAAAAAGAAACCTAAAAAAAAGCAAAAAAAACAAGAAGTATTACAAGAACAAAAAATTACTAAGTCTTCTGATTTTAAAATAACAGATGGTTTTGAATCTATAAAAGGAGAACCTACTCGAAGATATAAAAGTTTAGATGGAGTTAAAGAATATGTAGCCTCTAAACTCCCGGAGTATGTTGGTGATAATGTAATTGCTACATATGCGAAAACCACTAAAGGTGATTATTTAGTTAGGATGTTAAAAGTAAAAAAAGATGCACCTAAAGAAATAATTGCAGCAAAATCTGGTCAGAAAAAAATAGGGCCAGAGATGCCAGAAGAATTAGTTACATCAATGAGAGACCCTAGAAGCGGTAAAAGAAGAATACAAAACAGAGATGTATTGCTAGAAAAATATGAAGCTGAAATAGGTGAACTGGGAAGAAATTTAGAAAACACAATAAACGAAGTCGCTAAGCTAGAACAACAAGCATTAGAAACTGGAGTTCAATCTCCAAGACTTGATTTGCTTAAAAACTCTATAGACTCAATTAATAGAACTATTTCTAAATCTCAAAATAATATTAGACAAATAATGACCTCGAAACAATTAGTTACTAGAATTGCAAGTAATATTGGCAAAAAAACTGCAAGTGGTCAAATAGGTGGAAATGCTAAAAAATCAAAAAAACAAAAACAAATAGATGCAGAAATATCAGCAGATATACGTCAATTATGGGAAAACAGTAAAACAGGTCTTAAAATAACAAAGAAAAATTTAATTAATTATCTTCGAGAAATTGGTGCTTCAAAAGAAGTTATTAAATACGCTAATAAAAACTATAAAAGATTAGCAGATGAAACATTATTTGAAAATGCTAAAAAATTAGCAAATGAAATAGATGCTGAATATTCTTCTAGAAAAGACCCAGTTAAAGGGACTAGAACTAAATACAGGAAACCAGATGAATATATTGGGAATATGCGAGTTGATATTATAGGTGGCAATAATCCTAATAATTATAAATTAGCTCAAGTAGATATTTTAAAAAATATTATAGAAAAAATAGGTGGAGAAGAAGTAGCTAAAACTCAAGGCAGAACAACATTAAAAGCGATTGAAAGAGATGCAAGTAGTCAAAAAATAATGGGTGAAATGATACATGAAGTATTTCATAAGAATCAAATAACTTTAAACAATTTACCTGCAAAAACAGCAAGTTTAGTTAACATGCTTTCTACGTTATTAACTGATTTTGCAAAAACAAACAACGCTGAATACAGGCCATTAATAGAAAAAGCTGCGCTAGCATATCAAGAAATTGCAAGTCAGTTTGGTAGAACTGGTAGAGTAATTCGAGATTTAAAAGCAAAAGAAATAACTGATTGGAAAGTTTTTGAAGATATGTTTGCCGGAGATGTAAGTCTTGTTGAAGTGTTAAAAGATATAACTTCAAATAAAGAATTGACAAGAAGTAGGTTGTTTAAGCTTGCAGAATGGGGTAGAAACGCTAAGCTTGCTACAGGTTCTTCCGTTGTAAGAAGCGCTATAGGTAACGCATATAGTTCTGTTGACGCTTTTGGTAGAATGTTTTTTGAGTTTGGTAATGATTGGCTTATTAGAAAAACAAGCGGAGCATTATATGAATTGTCAAATGGATTTTATGGAAATCTAAGTAAAAATCAAATGAATAAATTAGAGTTAGGCGCTCAAGTTTCTGGTTATTATCAAGGGTTTCCTCAAGGATTAAGGTTAGCTTTTGAAATGTTAAAAGAAAATGATGCTGTTTTAAAAGAGTCGTCATTTTTTGCAAGAGAAGGACTGTATTATAAAGACATTGGTGGGACAACAGGTGTTGTTGTAAGGACACCGCAAAGAGTGCAAGGTGCTATTGATTTATTATTTAGAGTTCCACTTACAAACGCGTATATGAAAAGAGGAGCTATAAGACAAGCAATTAAAGAAGGAAAGAAAACTCAATCAGAAATTCAACAAAGAGCTATTGAAATTATAGAGAAAGGAGAATTAGATGCAAAATATCACAAAGAAGCAATTAATTCTGCTGAATATGTTACTTTTCAAAGAGAACTAGGTTCTTTGACTAAATATGTTAATCAAGCTAGAACCGGGAATAATAGACGCGCTGCTGTGGCTCAGATGATTGTTCCATTTTTTAATACTGCTGCAAATTTATTTAAATATACAGTTGAGCATACGCCATTAGGAGTATTTTACAAAGATTTTCGAAGAGGAGTAGTCGATGCTTTTTCACCTACAGGGAAAGGTAGTAGGGGATTAGCAACAGAATTAGCTAAAATGCAAACAGGAACAATGGCAATTATGATATTAAATGAATTGCTTGTTGATAATTCTTCTGGGAATATAACAGGAGACTGGTCAAATGATGCCCCAGAAGAAAGAAATATGAAAACAAATGATGGTCAACAAGAATATTCAATAAAAACCGAAGATGGTTGGGTTAGTTATAGGGGTTTTGAGCCATTATCAAGTTATTTAACGCTTATAAATTCATATCACAGAACTAAAGACACTTCTAAAATGAATAAACAAGAATTGACATATCACGCTGAGCAAATAAAAAATGCTACCTATGAACTTGCAAAGTCTTTTGCGGATAACCCATTTTTAGCAGGATTTGAAGATTTGTTTAAAGTAAGAGAAGGTAGAAAAGATGCTTTAGATTATTTATTTAGTTTTGCAGCAGGTATGTTAATTCCGGGTACTATAAGACAAATAGATAGCATTATTGACCCTGTTAGAAGAAAAAAATTAAAAAACTCTGATAAGGATGAAAATGTTGATTGGATTGAAGTAGCACAAAGTCAAGCAAAACAAGTATTTCCTTGGTTTAGTAAAAATAAAAACTTGCCTGCTTTAGACCCTTTTGGAAATGAAATAGAAAAACCTGACCCTGTTGGTGGTTTATTTGCTTTTAGATATACTGAAGCAAAAAATGACCCTGTATATGCTGAAATACAAAAAATATATTTTGACCAAGATAAAAGATTTCAACCTGCTAGACCAATGTTTACATCTACAGAGCTAGCAAAAATAAATTACACTCCAGAAGAACATTTTGCTTTAATAAAAATAACAGGTCAGCAATTATACTCTTACATACAAGATATAATGCAAACAGAAGTGTGGCAAACTATGAAACCCGCAATGAAAAGACAACAAATCAATTCTAGAAGAGAGGATTTATATAATATAAACAGAGCCATATTATTTAATAAATATTTACCTATAGCTAAAGAAATGAAAATTGAAGAATTAGAAGGAAATCTTTCTACAAACGAAGAAAGAAAAGAATTTGTTAGAAAAGCAAAAAAGAAAAAGGGCTTAGACAGAATGACTGTAGATGAAATATTTGAACAATATGGGCAATTAACTCAATAATTTTTTTATTTTTAATGTAACATTATTGTAACATTTTTACTAAATTATAGACGTAAACTAATGATGTATCCATGTCAAACATTCTTGGGCGGTAAGATACACAAACAAAAAAGGAGAATATATGGCTAATTATGAAATACCAAGCTCACAGAAATTTTCTGTAGTTCAAGCCAGTAACGTCGGTCTTGGCCAAGTTGGTTCAGCCGTGCTAGATGATGGAGAATCAGTTGCTAGCATGGGAGACAGCAAGGTTGTAGCAATCACTATGCTAGAAGACTGCACTTTTTCTACAATGACCCAATCAAGCGCAGCAATCGCGGGAACCGGTTCTAGCACAACACATGGAAATTCAGTAACAAGTTCTGATACATTTCCACAAGGTGTTACAATTTTTGGTAGTTGGTCTGCTGTTACGCTAGCGACTGGTCTTTGTATTTGCTATTTAGGCTAAAATGCTTGGATTAGGAGCAAGCCTAGCTAAAGGGGGAGCATCCCTCTTAACATACGTTAAGGACAACCTCAAGTTATACCTCGACTTCAAATCAAATAGGTCAGACACACTTGCATTCCCATCAGAGGGTTCGACAGAATTTGATGGTAGTGATTATATAACTTGCGGTAATTCAAGTGATTTTCCAGATAATCCAGATGGGGAAGAGTTTACAATTACTGCTTGGGTTAATTGTTCTGTGGGTTCTGATGGTACAATATTTAGTAAAGCAGATACTTCTAATAGGGCTATTCAATTATTTACCAATACTGATGATACATTATCTGGGTTTGTTGGCGGCACTCAATTAGACTCAAGTACAGTAGTAGCTGATGGTACTTGGCATCATGTTGTATTGAGGTCATTTAATGATGGCGGAACATATAAGGGTGAGATATATATAGATGGTGTATTTAAGGTTGTTGGCACTTCTGGCACAACAACAGCAACTGATAGAGATTTTTTAATAGGTGCAAGAAGAGCTTCAAGCAATACAGATACAGGTTATTTACTTACAAATTCTTCTATTTGTAATGTGGGATTATGGAATAGAGCCTTATCCCTCGAAGAAATCAACTCCGTTATGAACAAATCTTACAGTCAGTTAAGCTCTGTAGAAAAAACAAATTTAGTCAGTTGGTGGAGTCTTGATGAAGAAGTTGCAGACAGTACAC